TCAGTATTAAAGTTCATATCCTTATTTTATTAATGATTGGTCGTAGGGTTGTAACCTATGACCATTAATATTTTAGACCAGGGCTGACCCTACCCTCCCAAAACCGGGCGCACCTTCTATATTGTTTATATCCTTTCCTAAGGTTCCATCAACCACACATATCCAGCCATGCTAACCAAAAAACAACAATCACTTTTATCAAAACACAGCGATCACCACAGCAAAAAGCATATGGATGAAATGAAGAAAGCTATGACAAAGAAAAACCCATTAACATTTTCACAGGCTCATAAGATTGCCATGAAGAAGGTTGGCAAATGAGTAGTCCGGCATGGACCAGAAAAGCTGGTAAATCCCCTACTGGTGGATTGAACCAGAGAGGTAGGGATAGTTATAAGGGTGGTACGTTAAAAGCCCCTGTAAGTTCTGGAGATAATCCCAGAAGAGCATCTTTTTTAGCGAGGATGGGCGGAACAAAAGGTCCAGAGTATAAAGATGGGAAACCTACGAGATTATTACTTTCCCTTAGAAAGTGGGGAGCGAGTAGTAAGGCGGATGCCAGAAAGAAGGCAGCCAATATTTCAAAACGAAACAAAGAGAAAGGATAGGATATGCCAGGGAAGAAAAAAGGTAAGGGCGGTAAGAGGTACTAATGATGACCCCTAAGAAAAAGAAGTTAGCGGCTATGTATGGTGATCCCAATAAGATTACGAGGGGTGATGTGATTACGGCTGCAAAGAAAAATGCAGATAAAAAGCCTAAGAAGAAAAAATCGATGATGGGTGCAGCATGAGTTTATATGAGAACATCAACAAGAGAAAGAAGGCTGGTACATCTAGGCCTAAGAGTAAATCGACTATTTCAGATAAGGCCTATGCTAATATGAAGGCTGGTTTTCCCAATAGTGAGAAAAACAAGAAGAAGCGTAAGTCTATGATGAGCAGTTAATGGATGCTATTACACGCCATCATTATACAAACATAGCAAATGGTAATAGTGTACCCAATGAAGATGGTTCTTTATCTACGGTGAGAAATATTACTATTGAGCGAGATGGGTTGCATTATGTTTTACCTACGATATGGGATGGCCGTGAAGTTGATACACGGACAGCTATACGCAATTCTACAAAGATAGATGTTGAATGGCCTGTTTTTAATTCTGAAGAAGAAGCCAATGCTTGGTATGCTAATGTAAAGAAGACTTGGGAGCCTATTGGTAATGACCCGGTAAAAGCCAGATCGATATTGGACCAGGCTGATCGAAGAAGTTTAATAGGGATGTTTGAGTAATGCAGATTAAAATTCCCTATAATCCTCGTTCATTGCAAAGGGAGTTGCATCAGAAGCTTCATAAGAAGAGATGGGGCGTTGTGGTTTGTCATCGAAGATGGGGCAAGACCGTGATGGCCATCAATCATTTATTGAGGGATGCGATATTGAATGACAAGCCTAATCCAAGGTTTGCGTATATAGCGCCGACTTATCGACAGGCCAAAGCGGTGGCTTGGGATTATTTAAAGCAGTTTAGTTCAGCCATACCGATGGTTCGTTTTAATGAAACGGAATTACGGTGTGATTTACCTAATGGTGCGAGAATACAGCTCTTGGGTTCGGAAAGTCCGGATAGTTTAAGGGGATTGTATTTAGATGGTTGTATTCTGGATGAGTATAGCCAGATTTTACCTTCCATGTTTCCGGAAGTGATACGCCCGGCATTAAGTGACCGTAAGGGTTATGCGATATTTATGGGTACGCCACAGGGGATGAATAATTTTTATGAGGTGTATGAAGCAGCCAAGACCGATAAGGACTGGGTCACGGCGGTTTATAAGGCAAGTGAAACAGGTATTCTGGATGAGGAAGAGCTGGATAGTGCCAGAAAGTCCATGTCTGAAGATCAGTTTAACCAGGAATATGAATGTTCATGGGTTGCGAATGTTCCCGGTGCTATCTTTGCCAAGGAAATTGAAAAGGCAGCGAATGCCAATCGGATTACCAATGTTCCTTATGATGCGGGGCATAAGGTAGATACATGGTGGGATTTAGGTGTGAATGACTCTACGGCAATCTGGTTTACCCAGAATGTAGGCCGTGCGGTTCATGTAATTGATTATTATGAAAATCGTGGTGAGGGATTGAATTTCTATGCTAGAATCTTACAGGAAAGAGGATACTTGTACGGTACACACAATGCTCCCCATGACATCGAAGTACGAGAGCTGGGTTCTGGTAAGTCCAGAAGGGAAGCGGCCTATGACCTGGGCATTAATTTTCGAGTCGTGCCGAAACTGCCCATTGAGGACGGCATCCACGCAGCCAAGATGATTATTGGTAAGTGCTGGTTTGACAAGGACCAGACGAAGGTGGGTATGGAAGCCTTAAGGCATTACCATAGGGCTTATAATGAGAGAATGCGAACTTTTCGATCCACGCCGGTGCATAATTGGGCATCTCATGGTTCAGATGCATGGCGAACCTTTGGTGTGGGGCATCGTGAGAATTTAAATACGGTGCGCCCCCCACAGCGACAGGCGGAGATGGTGTATAATCCATTTGAAGCTAGACTATGATGAAATATGAAAATGCCACCATTGAGGATATCAAGCAGCTTTTACCTTTATGCAGAAGGTTTCAACTGGAAAGCTGGCAGAATTTTGCTGATTTTGATTATGATTTAATGGACGATTGGCTAGCGGAGCGTATTGCGGATCATCAATCGTATGTAGGCATAGCGAGAAACAATGGGTTTATGGAACAGAAAGACGCTGTATCGAGGGATATAGCGGGTTGTTTGATTGGAATGGCATTTACGTTTCCTTATTCAAGGACTTTGGTAGCCGGTGATTATCTCTGGTATGTACATCCAAAGTTTAGGGGCGGTATGACTGGTGTACGATTATTAAAGAATTTTGAGATTTGGGCAAAAGACAAGGGTGCGGTTCGTCTGATTGGCGGCGCAACGAGTGGCATTGCTTCCAAGAGAACGGCGGATTTAATGCAGCATATTGGTTTTAAGGCGTTTGGCGCATTAGCAGAAAAGGAATTACGATAATGGGCGGATTTTGCAGTGGTAATCCTAGGGATCAAAGAACTGATAACAGAACGAGCCGGCAAAGGGCAGCTGATAATGCTTATGCAACAGAATTAGCAAGAGCAACCAAGGATGACCCAAATAGAAATGTAACAGGTTTTGCTGATCCTTTAAAGGTTCTAACAGGTAGTTCTTTACCAGATGCTGGTTTTGACGAAAAATTAAGAGATGCTTATAACGAGCGACAAAGGGCTAATGTTGCAGCAAGAAATATGCGACCAGACGGCACTCAAAAGGATGATGACAGACCAAAGAAAGCAGAAACACCGGCAGCCGTAGCACCTGTTGTAGAAGAAGAAGAAGAAACAACGACAACGCCACCGGACACACCAGCGGCCCCTGCTTATACACCGCCTAATTATAACAATCCTGTTAGAACAGAATCTGTACAAGAGGTATTAGCTGATCAGGAACGAGGTCCAAAAAGCGGTACGATTGAAACATCAGCACAGGGAATTTCAAAAGACGATACGTCTGGATTACGGCCAAAAAGAAAATTAAAGCCAAGAGGTCTGTTAAACCCAGAAACACCGACTAGAAATCAATCTTTACTAGCAGCAGCGTAATGGTCGGTAAGAAAAAAAAGAATATGGCCGGGGTGATGGGGGCCTTATCGTCCCAGCCATTGCAGGGCATGAGTTTAAGCATGAATGTAGACCCACTAGAGCGGATGCAGCAGAAATCGGCTGGACGTTCACAAGGTCGATCCCTTGCTGGCATTAAGAAAAAAGAAAAGAAATCCATATTGGGAATGGTATAAATGGCAGAAGCAAACAAAATGGTTGTGGCTTTAGATCGCAGATATCAGAAACTGCACGGTCAGAGAAGCCAATGGGAAAAGCATTGGCAAGATATTGCCGATTATATGCTTCCTAGAAAAGCCGATATTACCAAGAAAAGAACACAGGGCGATAAAAGAACTGAATTAATCTATGATAGTACAGCGATTCATGCAGTTGAATTATTGGCTAGTAGTTTACATGGTATGCTGACTTCACCAAGCAGTCCCTGGTTTTCCATGCGGTACAGGGATTTGGGATTAGCAGAAGATGATCAGGCCAATGAATGGCTTGAAAGTTGTGTCAAGCTAATGTTTAAGGAATTTCAGCGTTCTAATTTTCAACAGGAAATCCATGAATTATATTATGATCTGGTGACGTTTGGAACGGCGTGTTTGTTTATTGAGTTTGACGAGTTAGGATTACGTTTTTCTGCCAGGCATATTGCTGAAATCTGCATTAGTGAAGATATGAATGACCGTGTGGATACGGTCTATCGAAAGTTTCAATTAAACGCTCGGCAGATAGCACAGCGTTTTGGCAAGGATAATTTACCGGAGAAAATACAGAAAAGCCTAGATAAAGACCCTTATGAGGACCACGATATCGTTCATGTGATTTATCCAAGGGAAGATAAACTTGGGTCCAGTGATTTAAGAAAACCGGTAGGTTCTATTTATTACCATCCCGAAAGCAAACAGTTATTAGGGGAAGGCGGCTTTGATGAAATGCCGTTTTGTGTACCACGATTTAATAAAGACAGCGTGTCGATCTATGGGCGTTCACCAGCCATGTCCTGTTTACCAGATGTTAAAATGGTGAATAAAATGTCCGAAGTGAGTATTCGGGCGGCTCAAAAGCAAATAGATCCACCACTAATGGTCCCAGACGATGGTTTTCTTCTCCCTGTGCGTACAACACCCGGCGCACTGAATTTTTATCGTACTGGGACCAGGGATCGTATGGAACCCTTGCAGGCGGGAGTACAAAACCCTATTGGCTTGGCTATGGAAGAACAGCGCAGAAACGCTATTCGAGCAGCGTTTTATGTGGATCAGCTCCAATTACAGCAAGGTCCACAAATGACAGCAACAGAAGTTCTACAGAGAAACGAAGAACGTATGCGCCTACTTGGACCAGTAATGGGTCGATTGCAATCGGAATTATTGCAGCCGTTAATACAAAGGTCTTTTCAACTGATGTTAAGAAATGAGCGCTTTATTCAACCGCCGGAAGAGCTGCAAGGTCAGGATATTGAAATTGAATATGTATCTCCATTGGCCAAAGCGCAGAAATTGACAGATTTACAAAGCACATTAAGGGGCATTGAGATTTTTACCCAGTTAGGTCAGACCGTACCGGTTATGGATTATCTTGATCCGGACGGCATGGTAAAATACCTAGTTGAAGTGACTGGAATGCCGGCACAGGTTATAAGAAGTAATGAAGAAGTTGCAGCGATGAGGGAAGAGCAGCAACAGGCACAGGCACAGGCTCAATCCCAACAGGATCAAATGATGATTGCTGAACAGGCACAGAAAACAGCGCCTATGATTAAAGCTTTAAATGAAGCTGGCATTACGCCGGATGAAGCTGCATGAAGAAAATAAATGAAATCCGCACAGAGGATTTAAAGAATAATTACAGGCGTATGTTTTTAACAGACGATGGGCAGATTATTCTTGATCATTTAAAGCAATGTTTTGGTTTTTATCAAACTACTTATGCCAAAGGCGATCCTTACGATAGCGCCTTTTTTGAAGGGCAACGATCTGTTGTGCTAAACATCCTACGAATGATGGAGCCACAGAAAAAACTTGAACAGCAAAAGGAAGTAAAGAATGAGTGAAACAGAGGTAATCCAGAGCGATACTGGATCTCAACCCGAAGCCGTTAGCGCAGAGCCGGCTCCGGTAGCGTTTATCGATACGTTAAATGAAGAATTAAGAACCGAACCAAGTTTAAGAAATTTCACAGATGCGTCCGGATTAGCAAAGTCTTATATTCATGCCCAAAAAATGATTGGGATGGATAAGATTGCCGTTCCGGGTAAATCTTCAACAGATGAGGAATGGAACCATGTTTACCAGAAGCTTGGCCGTCCTAATGCTGCCGGTGACTATGGCATTAAGGATCTTGAAGGCTTTTCAGAAGATGATATTAGTAATTTTCAGCAAATTGCACACGATGCTGGCCTTAATGCAAAACAGGCTGAAAAAATTGCGAAAGCCTATTCAGAAAAAAACAAAGAAGCCATCGCAGCCAGCGTTTCTGAAAGGGAAGAAATCCTCGCCGAAACGAAAACAGAACTTGAAAAAGAATTTGGCAAAGCCTTCGAACAAAAAATGAAAATGGCAAAATCAGCAGCTGTTCGTTTAGGTGCTGGTGAAATTATTGATGAAATTGAACTTTCAGACGGTACATTATTAGGAGATCATCCAGCTATTATTCGTATGTTTGTTGGATTAGCTAATCAAATGGGGGAAGATACATTGGAAGGTGAAACAACCGATTTAATTATGACCCCTGATGAAGCCAGAAGAGAATTAAACCAGATAATTGCCAAGGATACGCCCTATTGGGATAAGACGCATCCGGAGCATGATTATTATACTCGAAAAGCTTTAGAGCTTCGTGAGCATATACATGTTGGATAACCGAAAGGCCCAACTGCAAGCTGTATAGTCAGCGGATAGCTTTTCCTTATAAGCAAGAACGACCCATTTTTGGATAATCGGACGCAATCAAACTTACATTTTTAAACACAGGAGGTGTATTATTTCTACTGAAATAACCACAGCTTTTGTCCAGCAGTATTCGTCTAATGTACAAATGCTATCACAGCAAATGGGTTCTCTATTGCGTGATGCCGTTGATACAGAAACGGTTACTGGTGACAAAGCATTCTTTGAGCAAGTGGGCAGCGCAGCAGCTCAAGCTCGAACCAGCCGTCATGCGGATACCCCGCTGATGGACACGCCCCATGCAAGACGCATGGTTACATTAACTGATTATGAGTACGCAGATCTCGTTGATGATCAGGATAAATTAAGAATGTTAATTAGTCCTGAATCTACCTATGCAAGGGCAGCCGCAGCAGCGATTGGCCGATCTATGGATAGTACAATCATTAGCGCTCTAGGCGGTACAGCTTTTACTGGAACTACTGGTTCTACGTCTACAGCTTTACCATCAGCTCAAAAAATTGCTCATGGAAGCGCTGGATTAACTATTGCAAAATTGGTTAGCGCGAAAAAATTGCTCGATGCTCAATCTGTTGATCCATCGATTCAAAGATACATCGTTGTATCTCCAGAGCAAATTGAAGATCTACTCAATTCAACTACTGTTACAAGCGCAGACTTTAATACGGTCAAAGCACTTGTACAGGGTGATATTGATACGTTTGTTGGATTTAAATTCATTACCAGCAACAGACTAACAGATGATGGCACTAGCCGTCTTTGTTATGCCTGGGCGCAAGATGGCGTTAAGCTTGCCATTGGTAAAGAGCCAACAGCCAAGATCGATGAGCGTTCTGACAAATCATACGCAACGCAAGTCTATTACTGTTCTTCTTTTGGTGCGACACGCATGGAAGAAGTAAAAGTAGTAGAAATTGCCTGTAACGAGTAAAGGAGATAGATTATGGCTACAGTTTACTCAGTTGGCAGAACTAACACTAGAGCAGTACCTACTGTTAAAAACCCAGTTAATAAAATGGGTGGCAGAATTAGGGTTGCACATGACGTATATGAAGCATCTTCATTAGCATCTGGTGATGTTATTGAGATGTTTATATTACCTGATGGAGCAAGATTGCTTGAAGGATCTTTAGCACATGATGCTTTAGGTTCATCAACAACTTTATCTGTTGGATACGCAGCGCATACTAATAGTGCCGGAACAGCAGTAAGTGCATCAGCGGCAGCTTATAAAGCAGCAGCAGCAAGTACCTCTGCACAGAAAGTTGACATTATGGCAACTTTAGCTCTTGGATCGGGAACCGTGACAGACACTAATGGTGATGGAGTCGCAGTAACCGTGACAATGGGTGGTGCAGCTGGCACAGGAACCATAGAGTTAACCGTCAAATATGTGGTTGACTAAAGTTTAGGGGGGAGCAATCCCCCCTTTATTTTTTTGGAGATTTAAATGTCAAGTAAAGTTGATATTGCTAATTTTGCATTAACCATTATTGGTGCATCTACCATTTCCAGTTTAACTGAAGGGGTAAAGGCAGCTAATGTCGTTAATCAAAGGTTTGATAGTGTTCGTGATGCTGTGTTTAGGGCACATCCTTGGAATAGTTTAGTTGCTAGATCAACGCTATCTCAGGATAGTACAAGTCCGGCATTTGGTTATACCTATCAGTATTTGCTTCCTACCGATCCAGCTTGTTTAAGAGTTTTAGAGTTTAGCAATGGAACATTAACATATCCTGTTGATAATATGACGAATAGCAATGGATTACCGGTTTTTGTTGTCGAAGGTAAAAAGTTACTGACAGACGAAGGTACGGCAAAAATAAAATATATTGCTAGAGTGACCGATACTACCCAATACGATACAAGTTTAATTGAAACTTTATCAGCAAGGTTAGCACATGAAATATGCTACGCCATTACCGGTTCATCGACTTTATTGAATACAACCTACGAGCTTTATTTACAGAAATTAAAAGAAGCAAGGTTTGTGGATGCTACCGAAGGCGCACCGCAGCGTATTGAAGCTTCTGACTTTATTGAAAGCCGTTTTTAATGGTCAAATCTGCCCCATCCTTATCGTCATTTACCGGTGGTGAATTAACAGAAAGGCTGTCTGGGCGTGTATCCCTTACTAAATACAGGGAAGGTTTATCAGAATTAACGAATTTTCTTGTGCTTCCACAGGGTGGAGTTACGAGAAGACCCGGGACCGAATATCTTGGGGAAGTAAAAGATAGTGATGATGTAACACGATTAATACCCTTTCAGTTTAAAACGTCAGATACTTATATTCTGGAATTTGGCGATAGCATTATGAGGGTTTATCGTAATGGCCAGCAAGTTTTAAACAGCAGTGCCAAAGCCATTACTGGTATTACACAGGCTAATCCCGGTGTGCTAACAAGTAATAGCCATGGGTTTAGTAATGGAGATGAAGTTTTTGTTTCTATTTCTCAGGGCATGACAGAATTATCAGATCGAAATTACCTTGTTGCCAATAGTACAACCAATACTTTTACGTTAACGGATTTGCATGGAGCTGCTATTGATACTTCTTCCATGACCGCTTATTCTGCTGGTGGAACACAAACAGCAACAGAAATTTTTGAACTTGCAACACCTTATCCTAGTTCTGTAATAAATGATGTTAATTTTGTTCAATCAGCCGATACCATGTATATGGTTCATCCTAGTTATGCGATAAGAACTTTAACAAGAACAGGTCATAATGCCTGGGCATTTGCCACGCCAAGCTTAACAAGTGCCGCCAATAGTATGAATGCAAGTTCTGATAATTATCCAAGTGTGGTAACTTTCTTTGAGCAACGGCTTGTTTTTGGTGCAACGAATAACTATCCACAGACGTTATGGTTTTCTAAAAACGGTGATTATACCAATTTTACTGTAGGAACCAATGCAGATGATGCTTTGGTATACACCATTGCGAGTAATCAAGTTAATGCCATCCGGTGGTTAAGTGCAACGAGGGTTATGGTTGTGGGTACGTCTGGTGGTGAATATGTGGTGACAACGAGTAACCAGGGTCCAGTAACACCTACATCTACACTTATTCGTAAGTATAGTAATTATGGTAGTGCAGCGCATTCGCCAATACAAGTTGCTGATGTTACGTTATTTCTACAGCGAAACAAAAGAAAAGTACGAGAATTTAGATATGTTGGGGATGTAGACGAAAGCGGCTATCAAGCGCCTGATATGACTATTTTAAGCGAGCATATTACTGAAGGTGGAGTTATTGAGTTTGCCTATCAACAGGAACCGGATAGCGTTGTGTGGGCAAGAAGAAATGACGGTACGTTGCTTGGCATGACGTACAGAAGAGAAGAAGAGGTTGTAGCGTGGCATAAGCACGTTATTGGCGGTAGATTTGGTGATTGCACCATTACGGTTTCTGATTATGCCAATATAGCCACAGGCAGTAAAATTATTTTTACATTAGCCAATGGTACAGAAATTACATTAGAAAGCGAAGCAGCTGGATCAAGTTCGCCATCAGCAAGATCAGGAAATACAATTTTTTACAGACCAAATACTAATAACGATACGACAGCTGATAATATTTATACGGCACTGAATGCCCAATCAGAATTTACGGTTGCTAATCCTTCTGCTGCTGTTGTCACCGTTTATGAAACGGCTCCGGGGGTAGGTTTATTAACCGCTACGACAACCGATAAAGTTAGACTTGCCGTAACCGATCAAGGACAGGCCGTTGTTGATAGTATTGCGACTTTACCAACTGATAGTGGTGAAGATGAGCTGTATATGATTGTTAAAAGAACGATTAAGGGATTAACAAAAAGATATGTAGAGCGTTTAAAATCTATTGAGTTTGGTGATGAAACGCATGAAGCCTGGTTTGCAGACAGTGGATTAGCGTACCCAGCTGCTTGGCCAACACCTGATTTTGCAACGGCTATTTCTTCTTTTACTGGGATGTATCATTTAGAAGGTGAAACCATACAGGTTGCTGGCAATGGTGCGGCGCATTCAGATCAAACGGTTGCATCTGGGGGCAGTTTTTCTCTTACTTATAGCTGTAATTCTGTATTGGCCGGCTTTGGTTATAATAGTAATTTACAAACGAACAGGCTTGAAAGTGGATCGGAAGACGGTACATCACAAGGTAAACCTAAAAGGGTTCATGGCGTAACAGTAAGGTTATTAAAAACAGTTGGTCTAGATATAGGTCCAACAGAATCTACTTTGGAAACTGTACCTTTTAGGGATAGTTCTATGCCTACATCTGAAGCTGTGCCTTTGTTTACTGGAGATAAAGACGTTGAGTTTAGCGGAACATATTACGAAAACGATAAAGTTTATGTAAGGCAGACACAACCATTACCGTTAACAGTTTTGGCTATTTATCCAAGATTAACAACATTTGATATATAGGAATACGCATGGGTTTTGTTTGTGGCGCTGTTACATTAGTTACAACGATTGGTCAGGGATTACAGGCCAAGGCTGCTGCGGATGATGCAGCGAGGGCAGCTGAAGAAGTTGGTGAATTTAATGCTGGTTTGATTGAAAGGGATATTGACCTTTTACAAAAACAAAGAGCGATTGTTAATAGTAATCTAGCAACAGCAAAACAACGAGCTAGAAAAGATTTTCGTGCTGTTCGTGGTGAGCAAAGAGCCGGTTTTGGTGGTGGGGGAATTGATCTTTCTATGGGAACACCAATTTACGTTGGTTTAGAAAGTGCCAATGAATTGGATTTTCAAGTAGATCAGATGGAATTTGAGAATGAAATTACTAACATGATGATTTCTGATCAACAGGAAGATGCTAGATTACAAGCTGAATTATCAAGAATGAGAGGTGGGGCCGAAGCTGCATCAGTACGAGCGCAGGGCAATCGATCCTTAATTTCTTCATTGGGTAAAGCAGCATCGCTTGGATATGAAATGCGTGGTGGAAAGGATATGTTTTGAGAATACCTATATACAAAGCAAATTTTAATCCTTCTAACAGAGCGCCGGGTACGTCTATTCGTGCTAGAAAAGATTTTAGTGGCGTTAAGGCCAAACTTGAGCAAAGTAATGTTCTTGGTGAGTTTCTTGGTAATGTAAGTGAGATTGCGCTTACACGCTATCGAGTGGCTGAAGAATTAAAACTCAATGAAAATCTTTTGGCAGCAGAAAGTTCTATTCGTCAATTAGAGTATAATATGGGTAGGGATAATAATCCTTATTCTGTGCTAGATGGTGAGAACCCAAGATGGTTTTCTCAAATAGAAGAAATTAAAAAAACATTAAGAGGAAACATAGGAACGAATGTTAATTCTGTTTCCAAGTTTCTCGCCAAGTTTAACATGGCAGAAATGAGTGCCAGATTACGTCTACGCCCAAAAATTGATGCGTCTATTGCTGCAAGGGCAGCTTTGGCTAAAAAGCAAGCTACTGATTTACAGTATTCTGGATTGGGCAGTAATGAATCAAAAGCAAGTATTAATAAAAGATTAGACAATTTAGGATTGCTAAGTCGAAATAATTATAAAGTTAATAAAGAAGGAAAGACAGTTCTGACAAAGACAGGATTATTGGATCGGCAAGGCCATATTACTGAAATGGGAAAACGCATTACTACAGAATGGGTAAAGGAAAATCCACTTGTTGGACCAAAAAATGTTTTGGATTTAATGCAATGGTCACAGGAAGGCGCTGTATTTGATCCCGGTGGAATTAATGAAGGCGTTTATTTTACCTTGTCTGAAATGGAAGAAACAGAGCGAACAGAGTTTTTAAGCAAGTTATTTAATGAAGCTACAACGTCTTATAATAAATTTGTTAAGTTAAAGGAAGATCAGGAAAAACTTGATGAAACCAAACTTAAAGATGCAATGTCAAATATGGAAATTGTAAATCCGGGGCAATCTTATTCAATAGAAGATGCCAGAGCCATTATAGAAAAAGTTTCTTCAATAAGGGGGTTTGAAGCGCCTACAGATAATGGGGTAATTATTGACTATTTTAAAAAAAATGAAGATGGGCTAAGTACAATTGACATTGATGGTGATGGTTTGGTTCGTGGGATTGATATACAAGCTATTATGGCACAAATGTTTCAATTTAATGCTTTTAATTTTGGTTTAGACAGAGAAGATCTTAATAAAGTCGATGCTATTTTAGATGAAAGGTTTTTAAACCAAAGTCGATTTACTACAGATGGTAGTGATGACATGATCCAAAGAAATGTTATACAAATGAATACTAATGTTGGTTTTGGTTTTGATAGTTTATCTCCTGCGGAACAAGATAACGCAACGAGAGATATAAGCTGGGAACTTGATTTATTAGAAGATGAAGGCACACTTACTGCTTCAAAACTTTTGAGTTACGCTAATACCACCTATAACGGCAAACCTCTTTTTATGGATAGGCAGCAATTTCTTAATTGGGCAGCGCCCTATTATTTTAGAATACAAAATCAAGGTAGAAACAAAGCTGGAATGGCTTTTATCAAGCAAATTTCAAATACTTACGCTAGGGATATAGGCGCTAACGAGAATTTAGCTGATGGTGAAGCTGCCGAACTTATGGCTAAAAAAGTTGAACATGTTAACAAAATTAGATCTGATTTAGAAGCCTGGTTAATTGAAACAACCCTTGAAAACATAGAAAAAAGCAAAGAAACAGCTATGGGTAGACCTGATCCAAGATCGCCTAAATTAATATCCAATGCTGACATTCGTGCTAAATTTAATGAAATAAAAACAAATTATGATGCTACTTTTAAAGCAGATATTTTTCAAGATTTTATCGAGGTTTTAAAAGCTGGACTAGCTAGAAATGCAAGAAGTCCAAATTTTAGTGATCAATATCCAGCTTTAAGCACAGATAGATACAAATATCAAAATTTAGAAAATTTGATTGCTGATACAGATTTAAAGCGAAATCAAATATTACAAAGTTTATTAACAACAGCAGAAGACAGATTAGATTACGCTGCTGACACACAATATGGAAGTGTTGCTGAATTAAAAAAATTTAATGCAATAATTGATATTATTAAAAACCAAAAGCGCATTTTTGGTTATTTACAAGATTAATAGGAAAATTCATTGGACGATAAAACGCAAAATCTTGCGAACACTACGTTTGCGGAAATTGATAATTCTGTAGATGTTGATGATCGTGTCGAAAAAACTGATTTGTTAACTAAATTATCAAATGGTTTTAAAGAAGCTATGTCTATCTTATCTAGTCAGCCTGTGGGTGGTGGTCCAGCTTCCGGAGCTATTGGTGCAAGTGAATTAGTAGAAACAGATGCCGGTAAAGAAGTGGGTAAGTCTATTGTTTCCGGAGCAATTAAAGGTACTGTAGACGCTGCAAACATGGCAAAAGATGTTGCTGATTTTACCGGGAAAATGATTAATCCTATGGGTAATCAAATGCTTCAGAAAAAGTATAAAGAAGAATTTGGGATTAATCTGGATAATACAGATGTTGTGGATATGGTCATGCCTATTTTTGGTTTAACGACTAATGACTTTGAAATGGCCATAAAAGAAATAGAACCAGATACAATTTATGGTCAGGTAGGAAGCGAACTAACGGCGTTTTTAGTGGCTTCTAGTCTTATGCCAGGGGGTGCGTTAAGTACTGGGAAAAAAGCTTTTTTAAAGGGTGCTTTAGGTGATGCTGCTATTACCCCAAGAACTGGCAATCTAGCTACTCTGGCGGCAGAATTGGGCGTTGAGAACGAGTTTGTAGACTTTTTAGATTCTTACATGGAAAACCCTTCTGAAACGTCTACATTTGAAAGATTAAAAGCAAGAGTTAAAGGGGCCACAACAGATAGTGTTTTAATTGGAACTGCATTCCTAGCAGCTACAAAAATATTGGCATCTAAGATTGGTCAAATTGGTTTAGGTGGTGCAGCTGTTACTGCATCGACAACAGAGGAAGGTGAAGCTGGTGTACCGGGTTTGTTAGCTAAGTATGGATTTAGAACGCTTGGTAAAAACAATCAAATTGTTGGCGCTCCACCAGGAATGAATACTGTTAAAAAACTAAGAAATTTAGAAACAAAATTAACTAGTTTAGCGAGGGAAGGTGAAATAGGGCGTTTTTGGTATGAAGATAGTAGTAAAACTATTTTAGAAGCTGTTGGCGGTGACGTTGATGAAGCTGATAAACTTATTCAAGCTATAGCCATTACAAGTCCACAAACACCAGTTAACTCAAATTTTGGTTTTGCTTTACAAGCTTACAATCAATTCAAAGCTGGTGAGCCTATTAGGACAGGTATGTTTCCAACAGCAATGTCAAAAAGATTAGAAAAGGTTTTTTCTGGAGAAGATTGGGGAGGCAGAAAAACAAATGATTTTTATAATAATTTAATGATCCATATTGATCCTGACAGAGTTGGACCGGTTACTGGTGATATTTGGATGTTAAGAGCTTTTGGTTTTACTAATCCCAATGAAATGCCAAGTGAAAAACAATATGAATTTATTACAAAAGTTACACAACAAATTGCTAAAGATCTTGGTTGGGAACCACACCAAGTACAAGCATCCATTTGGGTAAATTATAAAGCTCGTTCAGAAAATAAACAAGTTCGAGCATTAGCAGAAAAAATATCAACTAAAAAAGGTTATATGAAATATGAAAATGGACAAAGAGTTATTCTTAATCCACAAAAACATATGGAAACATGGCTAAGACAAGCTGACAAATATAAACCTACTGAAGCAGAATTTGCAAAAGCTGGATTTAATTATGCTGATGCACTTAAAGGAAATCTAGGACAAATAAGCTGGGAAAGCATTCCTGGTCGAACATCTAATCATTTTCCAGAAATGTTTAATGCTCCATATGAGCAACAAACTGAATATCATGTTGCTATTTCAAAAGCTTTTCTTGATGATGACGGTAACGATATTCTTGCAAAAGAACTTGGGTTATTATCGCCTGGTGATTTTGAAGCACCGGGATATTTTGAAGGTAAGGTAAGTCCAGGCACACAAACTGAAGTTGTAGTGCCTAAGATGTATAAAGGTCCAAAATATGGAGAGATTGAGCCGGCAGCTGTAGAATTAATAAATGCATATTCTATTGCTCGTGGTATTCTTATGAAGCAAGACGGTGTAGGCTGGCATAGACCGTTTTTTAATCCAGCTAAAAAAGATGCAAATGGTATTGAGTTAAGAATAGGTAGAGAATTTACAGAAGAAGAAATTGATAATTTTGCTGTAATTCTAAAAGAGTTATCGGGTCATGGTGAATATAATCCAATATCTTCACCAGAAGGAATAAGAATCTTAAATTTTGATTATCTTGAATTTGATAATAAAAGCTTTATATCTCTGGTAGAAAATGCTATAGATAAAGTAGATATTAAGAATATTGAAAAAGCTGACGTTAAATATTTCAATAGCCAAAATGGTTATGTAGGCAATGATTGGAGTGTGAGCAAAAATGGTGAAGATTACATCAAGGAGTTGGGTGGAGAAGGACGATCCGATGTTTACAGGAAGGTTTACGATCTCATCCAGAAAATCCAAACAAGAATCGATGAAGTCGATGATGACTTCTCAACAAGGTATGGATGGACCAAAAACGAAACCATCAATAGTCAATACAGAGAAATTGCAGAAAACACAGAAAACATGACAATACAGTAATTTAATTATTACTTAACGATAAGGTCACTTTGGTGGCCTTTTTTTATGGAAAAATCATGGCAGTAGATCCTACGATTGATCCGCAAAAAATTGCGGAAACGAATACGATTACCCAAAGCATGGACGCAGCTGGACCACCAGAGGAGTTTGCCGAAGATCCAATGCTATTGGCTGGTGCTGGATTTAAACCATTTCTAAAATTATTATTAAAAGAGCCACCTGTAGCAAAACCTAATAAAGACATTACGCCAATTGAAAGTGATCAATTAACAGCTGGTGGGGTTATGTCTGGTCAGCCTAGTAAAGTACCTACATCACAAGAATATAATATTATCGATAATGTGGGTAATTTTGATTATAACCAGACTCAAAAAGAAGTTGCTACGAAACTTAGAGATAAAGGGATTTTAAGTCAGGAAGGTTTTGATCAATTTGAAGCTAGGAACTTTAGAGCTTTCCCTTCTGATGAAGAGAATATTACTGCAAAAGCATTAGATATTTTAGATGAAGGAACTTTTGATGCTGAAGCTAAAGAGATTATACAAACCGGTCAAAAAGGTGTAACGGCAGACAAGCAGGGTTTTACCACTGAAATGGGTACGGCTGGTGCTAATAAAACAGCACAGTTGTTATCTTATATTAAAAACGATGTTAAAAACCTAGATGACTTTAACTTTGATCGTATTGATAGTCCGGAAGATTTAAAAAATACAATTGGTGCTGTTTCTGAATTAATGAAAAATGAAACCTCTAAGTTTACAAGAGGGGTAGTTACTAACGATGAAACAAGAAATGCAGCTATAAACAAACTAAAAGACGAAATTAATTTAACAAGATCTATTCTTAAAAGAAAATTAGGAGAACCCTTAGGGGCCGAACAGTTATTAGCTGGAAGACAATTATTAGTTTCTAGTGCTAAAAAATTAACTGAAATGGCCAAGCTTATTGATAGTGGTAAGGCTAATGATATTGATAAACTTAATTTTCGTAGACAGCTTGCTATTCACTCTGCATTACAAGCGCAATTAAAAGGCGCACAAACTGAAGTGGCTAGAGCGTTACAATCTTTTAATATTAAGGTTGGTGGTGAATTTGATGCTTATGCAGCCGGGGAAGCTTCAAAAGCAGTTTTAGCGGAAGATTTAAGATCAGGTGTATCTGAAGAGCTTGCTAGTAAATTATTAATGGCAAGAAAACAAGCAGAGGATGGCGGTAATGCATCTGACGTATTAAAAGCTGTTAATACATTTTCTGAAGGTTCCTGGTATGCCAAAACTAAACAGCAAGTTCATCAGGCATTTATGGCATCTATTTTATCTTCACCAGGCACACAATTTAAAAATTTGGTAGGTAATACATTATTCATGGTTGGTCAGCTACCAGCAGAATTTATTGCTGGGATATATGGTGATGTATTAAGGGCGGCGTTTCCTAATGCTAAATTTGCACAATCAATGGATAATGCATCGACAATGGACGCTGTTTATCGTGCAACGGCATGGATGGGTTCAATTGATGACGCATTAAGGGCAGCAATGGTAGCCTTTAAAACCAATATGCCAGCTAGAGCTTCTAAGCTAGACCTTGACTTTCCTTCCTTTCCTCC